CCACCGCCCGCCGACGCGCTGCAGCAGCGGCTTGCGGCTGCTGGTGGCCTGGACCGCCGCCACGCCGCCGACACGACCAGCGACGGCGCCATCACCGGCCGGCCCGCTGCCATCACTTGCCAGCGCGATACCCGCACCGTCAGCCAGCCACAGCTCACCGCCAGACTTACGCAGCAAGGCGATGATCTGCGCCAGCAGCGGCAGCTGGCGCGATGGCCCCATGCCGATGCCGATCCGCATCACAGGAACCCCACCAAGTCAGCCGCCGTTGTGCCAGTAGCGAACACCTTGTCCACCAGAAACGGACCCAGCGTTGCGCCTGCTGGCACATTCCTGAACGTCACCGCCACACCACCCTGCATAACGCGCACGTCCCCGCCGGTGCCGACGTAGATCTGACGCACCTTGTAGGCCGCGTCTACACTGTCGCTCGGCGAGATCGCTAGCAACCCGTTAGCCGGGCCAGAATTCGGGAAGGCAACCGCACTCGGCATCACATCAGGCATACCGCTCTCCTCAAAAATGAAAGCCCGCGTGCGGCGGGCTAGAAAGTAAACGACCCGCCGTAGCGGGTCAGTTGGTGGCAGCCAATTCGGCCGGCGTGCAGGGGCGCCAGCGCTGGACAGTAGCGCCATCTGCGGTGGTGGCTTGCACCATGCATTGCGGCGCGGGCTTCGGCGTCAGCGCCTGAACACCCAGCTGCAGAAGCTGCGCGCCGGCCAGCGCGACGATGATCAGCGTGCCGAGCTCGTAAGTTTTCATGCGGTAGCGCCTTTCAGTTTCGCCAGCTCAGCCTGGGCAGTGGCCAGTTGAGCCTTGACCGACGCCAGTTCGACTTGGGCCTTTTCATTAGCCAGCAGCGCGGCGGCGGCGGCCTCGCCCAGCACCTGGGCAAGCGGGACACCTTGCTCGCCAGCCACAGACAGCGGCACCGGCGGCTGCAACTGGCTGGTCAGCACCTGGCCGTCTTTGACGACTTCGTAGATGCGGACATGATGAGCACCGATGCTGCCGTCGGCGTGGTGACGGATCAGCGTCTCGTAAGCGCGGGTCTGTTCGATGATGGTCATGTTTCTTCCTTAGTTCACAGGTGCATTAGTGCGCACGTTGATCCAGTTTGTGCCGTTACTGAGACACAGCGCCGGGCCGCCGCTGGCGTTGCTGACGGTGATGGTGTAGCCGTTGTAAGTCGAAGCGGACGGAAGCGTAGAAAGGGTGTACTGGCCGGGCTTGAAAGGGCCAGCACTGAGGTGAGCAGCAACCGTCATCGGCCCGTTAAAAACAGTGCTCCCCGCTGCATCAATGTGCATACGCTCTGCATTGGCAGTAACGTCATACACGTAAAAACGGCCGGGCGTTCCGTAGCCAGACGCCGAGCTGCCCACGTCGAAAGTGCCGCCGCCGTACGTTTCATTCGCCGAAAGCCTGACGGATGCAGACTCAGACCCGGGAGGGTCTACTATCAGCGAGCCAGTCACTGTGCCACCCGCTTTCGGCAAAGCCGCAGCGATATCTGCCATCAACTTCCGCAGACCATGCAAGCCAGCGATCGTCGTGTCACCGTCTGAAAACGACACGATGCCAGTGCTATCCAGGAACGCAACGAACTGGTCAAGCGAGAGGTGGTAACGTTGCGAGGTTGCTGTAAATTGCGCAGCCAGATCCGCCGCCACGTTGCCGGACGGCAGCATGCGAATGATGGCGTACGGCTGCGCCGACGCCGTGGCACCGGTATATGCTTGCTTCAGTGTGAGCGCAGCATTACTGCCGACCGATTCAACCTCGCCCAGCGTGCCGTTGGGCAGCAGGATGATGTCGCCCGGATTGACGACACCACCACCCCAGATCGTATCCGTACCGCCGACGTTTCGGCCGCCGTTGGTGACGGCAATCGTGCCGGTGCGTAACCAGCCAAGTCCTGCCATAGCAGTCTCCCAAATAAAAAGCCCGGGCTATACCCGGGCGAGTTTCCATGTAACTGCAGTAATGCGAATCGAGCCGGACGGCGTACGGGCCCCGCGCCAGCAGTAGCGGATGTAAATCCGCCCATCGATCACACCATGAGACCAGCTTTCAAGGGTGTCCCCGATCACCACGCTGACATCCGCGTACCCGGCAGCGCCACCGGCAACTGACTGTCCCTGGGCGATAGTTGCCGATGCTGCGTACATGTGCGACGAAGCATACGCCCAGTGCGCTTGCGCATCGATGCCGGTGTCGATCATGCACACCCAGTCCGACTCCCCAGTCAAATCGCCAGAGTCAACGAACGCGGTTGCGGCCGCGATGGGCACTGGATCATCGATAACATCGAGCCGCTTCACCCGTGCATAGCCGTCGCCGCGCAGCGTAATGGCATCGCCGAACTGCAACAGGCAGTCGCCCCAGGATGACATCCGGAACTGCGCCGTGCCGCCCTTGAACTCCACGCAGCAATTGCCATCCGGATGCCTTGCCAACGTCCAGCCGTTAGCACCGTCTGCGAAGTCCTTCCCTGCCGATCGCAGATACCCCCAGCCAGTACCGCTACCGCTGCCCGTCAGATCCAGCCGACCGGCAGTTGCATCGCCAAGATCGGACGACAGCGATGACAGCCGATCAACAGACAGCGCCCGGCTGGTAATCGAACCATCAAGCACGAGATCACCCGAAAGACCCACCGCCGGGCCGCCGTTGATGCTGCCTACGGTGAACACCTGCTTGCTACCGGCGCCCGTTGGCAGCGAGACGCGAAACACATCTGCCAGAATGTCAAAAGCGCTGGCGTTAGCATCCGCGTACGCAGCCCAGCCTGCCACCTTGCCGCCGGCCGTGACGCGCAGGGTTTTCTGGGCCTTCAGACCGTCCACCACCTCGGCCTGCTCAGCCACCGCCGCTTCCGCTTCACCCACGCGCACAGCCAACAGCTGACGCGCCGTCGCCTCCGCACCGACAGCGGTAGCACGGGCAGAGGCTTCCTCTTGCACTGCCGCCATCGCACCAGCGGCGGCCGCTTGCACGGTGTCGATGCGCTGACTCAACGCGGCTTCCGCCGAAGCACGGGCCGTCGCCTCGGACTGAATGGCAGCGGAGTTGGCCGCAGCCGACGCCTGAACGGTGTCGATGCGCTGACCCAAGGCGGTATCCGCCGTAGCCCGCGCAGTCGTCTCCGACTGGATTGCGGCTGCGTTGGCCGCAGCCGCCGCTTGCACAGTATCGATGCGCTGACCCAAGGCACCATCAGCCGCTGCACGCGCAGTCGTCTCCGACTGAATAGCAGCGGAGTTGGCCGCAGCCGAAGCCTGAACGGTGTCAATCCGCTGACCCAGCGCGGTATCCGCAGTAGAACGCGCTACCGACTCAGACTGCACCGCAGCGGACACGGCGCCAACCTGGGCGGCCAGCCGCTCACGCACCACCACTTCCGCCTGCAGCGCATCCGCCGTGGCTTGCTGCTGCCGCGTCAGCGAAGCAACCGACACCCGCGTACCGCGCGCTGCGCTGGCTTGCTTGTCGGCTGCCAGCGCAGCCGCCAGGGCGGCATTGCCTGCCGCATCGGCCTGCCGGGTGTAGTCCGCCTGCAGGGTATCGCTGCGCGAGGCCTGTGCCTTGGCCTGGTCAGCCAGCGCAGTCTGGGTGGCGGTAATCGCCGCCGAATTGTCGGCTGCCACCGCTTGCACGGTGTCGATACGCTGGCCCAGTGCCGTATCCGCCGTGGCGCGCACGCTGCGCTCATCGCTGATCGCCGCGCCATTACTGTCGATGACTGCTTGCATGGCGCCCAGCTGACTGGCCGTGGCTTGGTCGGCCGCCGACCGCACTTGCTGCTCGACCAGCAGGCCTGCTTCTGCAGCACCCAGCCGGCTGGCCAGCGTCAGCGTCGCACTGGCCTGCGCTGCCAGCTCGTCGGCACTGGCTTTGATGTCGAGCTTGGCTTGCGCCAGCGACACTTTCAGCCCGCGCGACGCCTGGCGCTGCTCATCCGCTGCCAGCGCCGCCCGCAGCTGCGTCTCCGACAGCGTGCCCAGCTGCTGCTGGACATCCGCCAGGCCAGCAGCGTTGCTGCTGACTGCCGTGTCGGTGTACGCCAGTGCCTGCTGCACGCCCAGGCTGATCTGCGTTTCAAGCAGCTGCAGCTGGCTCTCGGCGGCTGACAACCGGCCGCCCTGAGAGTTGACAGTGGTGACCGTACCGGTCAGCCGGCCATCCAGTGCATCCGCCAGCAGCAGTACGTCGCGGATTTTGGCATCTACGTCTGTAGTGATTTCAGCCGTAGCCTTCAGCCTGATCTGGCCGGTGGCCGGGTCTACGTCGATGATGGCATCCAGCACGCGCTTGTTACGTCGCGCTTCACGCGCCCGCTTGTCCGCATCCAGCACCAGGCGCAACGCCGCCTCGGCCGCAGCCTCGCCAGCCGCATTCAGCTGCGGGATAACGCGCTGCTGCAGATCAGCCAGCGCCGGCGCCAGCTGCGACACCTGGCCGGCCAGCGCAGGCACGGTGACATCACGCAGCGCGGTGAGCGATGGCACCTGGTCGATGCTGCCACCCACCAGCGCATCCAGCGCGCCACGCCCGACAGCGCCCTGCAGCTGCTGCAGCAGGATGGACGGGTCTTTGACGGTGGTGGCTGAAGCCTGCGCAAAATCACTTGCTACGCCCCAGCTGCTATACACACGCAGCCAGTAGTGCATGGTGACGCTCGTCGCCATGCCGAGATGCGCCCAGGTACTAGCTGGGTAAGCCAGATCACAGAGCTTGGCCGGCGCAGGATCAGAAGCCGACGCACTGCCAAACACCTCAGCCCGCACACAATCCGCCGACGGCCAGCCGATGGTCAGATCCACCCGCATAGCACCACCTGCCGCCGTCAGCACAGGCAAGGCCGGCTTGCGTGTACTACCTGCCGCCGTCACATCAAGCGGCGCAGACACACTGCGCGCCCCCGTCACGGACATTGCCGCCACCCGCACTTGCCACTGCCCCGGCAGCACGTCAGCAATCTCGGCGTGGTTGGCCGACACTTCCGGCAACTCTACCCAGTTGCCACCCGCCTGCCGGTAGCTGACAACATAGCCGCGCAGGAAGGCAAAACTACTGGCCGGCCAATCCACATCGAGCCGCACTGCACGCGCACCATCTGGCCGCAGATAGTCCACTTCACGCACTACCACCCCCGCCACCGCCGGTGGCGATGAAGGGTCTGGCAGGCTCGATACCGGCAGGGGCGCCAGACGAATACCCTGCTCGATGCGCGTCCACTTGTCAGGATCGTGCTGCACACCGCCAATGCTGCGGTGGAATGGACCCCCCACCTGCGCATTGCTGACACAGCGCCACAGCGTGGGCTGTACCGTAGTGGCCACCAGCAACCAGGTAGTACCCTCGACTGGCTGCTGGCTGAACGGCGCCACCACCTGCAGCGCGGTATAGCTACCGGGCAGCATATTGACGGCACGCCGCTGCAGCGTGCCGTCTGGCAGCGGCACTTCCAGCGAGTACATAACCCCCGCTGCCAGCTCTACCGGCGCATCCAGCACCACCGCCGTACCATCCACCGACATCAGGCGGCCACCGTAGCGGGCACCCGCTTCTACCGGGTCGGCAATCTCGAACACGTCACCCGGCAACAGATCCAGCGCGTAGATGCCGGCACCAAAAGACACGGTGCCGGTTTCGGCCTGCGCCGTTTCCAGCACGTAGCGCCCCAGCTGCTGGGCCTGGGCACGATTGTCGATACCCACACCCACCACATCGACAGGGTTATGACCATAGCGCAGATAACCGTCGGCATGCTCTACCAGCTCGACAGCATTCTGGTAGCGGTCGGCTTTGTCACGGAACGTCACCACCGCCGATGTATGCCGGTCTTTCAGCTCGCTATCGCCATAAACAAAGCGCCCGCCCTCGACGGCGGCCGGCACAAAATGCTTGCGCGGCGACAGGCCGGGCATATCCGCCACGACACGCACGCCGCCAGCGTACGGAATGACACGCCCGCAGAAAATGCTGGCAATGTCCTGCACTATCGCCCACGGGTCCGCCGTCTCGGTTTGCACCATGTTGGCAGTAAAGCGCGGCCGCAGCCCGCCTTGGCCATCGCTCACCAGCTGATCACACCACTGAGCGATACGGTACAAATCCCACTTGTATTCACCATCGGGCAGGCCGATGTTAAAGCGCGGGTCGGTCAGGTAGGTGTACAGCCACCAAGCCGGGTTATTGGACACGGCCGGCTTAAAGGTGCCATCCCACGGGCCGCTATAAGTACGCGACGCCGCATCGTAATTGCTAGGCACCTGCAGCAGATTCAGCCGCCACCGCGCCTCGATCTTCGGCATGCTGCTGAACGCCTTGGCGTCGAACTTCAGCGCCAGTAGCGCACTATTCGGGTAGCGCAGCGGTGTCTCATTGATGACGGTAAAACTGTCCCAGCTGGTGGCGTTTTGCAGGTTCTGCGTTGTGCTGTCCGGCGTGATGCGGCGCACACGCACCTGCCACGGCCCGGTACCCGCCAAGGCAAAGCGGCGCGCTTTCTGGTAGCGGCTACGCGTCTTGCCGTTGATATCGATGCGGCCAACCTCTACCCACGCACCCACCGCCGGCTTGATATCCACCGCCAGCGATACCGCCGTGGGGTTGGTATTGCCGCTAGCATCAATCGACAGCAGCGCAGCGGTAGACACCGTGACGCGCACCGCCGTGGCGGTGACATCATCAATCAGGCGCACCAGAGGCGTCGCTGCCTTGACCTCGGCCGCCACCGACACTTCGGTTTCCACATCAGAAAAACCCGCAACACGTTCCTGATGCTGCGTGCCCGGGCGCCACTCCACTACCACGCGCTCGAAATTGCGCGTGCCGTCGGCATTTTCCAGCGGCACGCCATCCAGGTACACGCACTGCGCCAGCGCCGCCGGCGGGCCGGCATGCTGCCCCATGCCCATCAGCATCAACACCCTGGCCGTCGCCAAGGCCTGCAGGCTATCCGGCGCTTCCACCGGCTGCGCCGCTGCCGCCGAACTCTGCGCCGGCTTACCACCCGCGCCAAAAACCGTCATCTCGCCCATCAGACAATGTCCTCCACGTCGATGCCGGCACTAATCACGATGCCGCTATAAATCATCTCGCCCACACCCACCGGCACCGGCACCCCCTGCACGCCGGTATTCTGGCTACCGCCGAACAGGTAGTTTTTCTGACTGGCACCGGACTCGATCTGGCCAGCAGACACGGCCGGAATCTTGGTCATCATGCCAACCACACCACCAATCGCCATACCACCACCCGCCATCAGCAAGGCCGTGGCGGTACCACCGGTAAAGTAAAAACTGGCAGCGATCAACCCCACCCCCAGCACGGCACTCACACCGGCATTGGCACCCAGCACTACCGGTACAATCAGGATGTCACCGGCTGAAACCAGCGCCACCTCATCATCGGTAATGTCACGGTCTGCCACCGTCACGCGAAAGCCCATGCCGCGCTCGATGCACGCGGCCAGCGCCGCCCGAAAGCCCGGGTACAGCGCATCCAGCGCCGTCACCGCCTCCCGTACCGACGCCACCGCCAGCCGGTGGCTGGCACCAAACTGCTCGGCCAGCTCGCCGGCCAGCAGCACGT